CCGAATCGGGCTGGACGAGAATATTTCGGGTCATCCGACATGTGTTGGCGCCTCATAAACGGATGATTCGTGTATTGACACATACGGGTTTGGTGGATGTCACAGATGACCATTCTCTGATTTTAGCCAACAATGAAAAGCGCGAAATATCTCCGAAGGATTGTCATACAGGGGTCGATTTATTACACGCTGCATTGCCCTTTGGGACTCGTATCCATTTGGATGAATATTTCGAAATGGAAAATTACGGGAAATTTGTTTCGGATGACCAGGTTTATTTGGCCACAGTTGCCGCATTGATTGACCAGAACAAATTTCGTATCGAGTATGACCATACCACCGCAGCAGAATCACCCGCAAATAGTATGATCACAATACGCAAACACGAAGATTACCTGTATGACACAACAGACAAGACCCAAATTGTTGCAATGCATGAAATCCCATACGAAGGATTCGTGTATGACCTTACCACCGAAAACCATCATTTTGCAGCGGGGGTTGGAAATCTCATTGTCCACAACACTGATTCAGTATTCTTCACTTTCAACTTGGAAAATCCCAATACGAACGAGAAAATTCGCGGGAAGCCGGCATTGGAGGCCACCATCGAAATCGCCCAAGATGTCGCCAAATTATGTACCAGTTTCTTGAAACCGCCAATGGAACTCAGTTATGAGAAAACACTGATGAATTTCATCCTGTTGGCGAAGAAACGATATGTCGGAATGTTGCACGAGACCGACCCCAACAAGGGCTATTTGAAATATATGGGGTTGTCTCTGAAACGCCGCGATTCCTGTGATTATTTAAAAGATACGTATGGGGGTATCCTAAATATTCTTATGAAAGAGAACAGTATTAAACCGGCAATCGATTTCTTGACCACATCCCTAAATAACCTGTTGGACGGCACCGTGCCAACGGACAAATTGGCCATTACCAAGGCATTGCGAAGTAACTACAAGAATCCCAAACAGATTGCGCATTGGGTATTGGCCGAACGAATCGGCAAACGCGACCCGGGAAATAAACCCAAACCGGGCGACCGTATGAAATTCCTGTATTTTGTAAATAGCGACAAGACGGCATTACAAGGCGATAAAATCGAGATCCCACAGTATATTTCCGATACAAAACTGAAAATCGATTACAAGTTCTATATTACAAATCAATTGATGAAACCGCTACAACAGTTATTTGGTCTTGCATTAGAGCAGATTTATGAAACGAAATATCCGGTTAAGAAAACGGTGATTACTGATTTCAAACGGGAAATCCGGCGTATCCAAAATGAAACGCCGGATTTGGAAGAATATTCGAAACGACGGGAAAAAGAATGTTCTACGAGGGTCAAACAGGAATTATTCGATCCATTCTTGATTAAGATTAACGAGAATCAAAACGGAATTCGCCGATTATCGGATTGGTTTGGCAAATAATAATATGGTGTGGGTGGGGATGGGGTGGGGGTGTGGGTTTATAAAGAAAATGGGTTGGTGTTATCCTCCAAGACATCGGAAAAATAATCCGAAAATAATTCATTGAATACACGTTGAAGATTGGCTTCGTTTTCTTGACTTACTGAATTCGATTCAGTGGTAGTGGTAGCAGTGGTAGCAGTGGTAGTTGTAGCAGTGGTAGCAGTGGTAGTAGTTGATGGTATCGCCGTCTCAGGCGTCGCCTCCGGCGGAGGCTCTGAAACACCCGATGAAATAACCCTGTTTGACAAGTCCGAAATGTCCGAAACAGGACCCGTATAATCGCGAATATCATATCTGCATACTGGACAACGAACATTATTTCGAAACCACGTATTCAAATGACGGGTTTTGAATATATGACCACAATAACGTATTCTGGATATGTTTGATACTAAATTGAATTCTTCCAAACTGATTGGACAACGTGTATTTGGTTCAATATTACTGTATGACACGATTTCAACCGAACGATTGATTTGTTCGCGGGTAGGTGCAACCACAACATTTTCCATATTTGACAATGTGGGTTCGATAGTAGTGGTGTCGGTGGCGGCGTTATTCCGAATCGGTGTAAATAGTGTTGTATATAAAAGATAGGAAGAGGAGTTATTGCGACTTCTTGAAATAGGTGGATGGATAATCGACCCCAATGATGAATTGGAAAATGGAGGTACCACCGAAGAAGACGAAGGGGGGTCATATACTCTTGAATTTTGGTTAAGTATAGATATTGGTGTATGCTGGTGTGTATGCTGGTCGGTATGTGGTGGCTCTGTATACCGGTCTCTATATCGGTCATTAGGCGAATCAATCATTTTCATAAATTCATACATATCGTGTTGATAATCTCGGATTCGTTTTGTATATTCTTGTACCATAGCATTATTACTCAAACGGTTTCGCACTGTCTGTTGATATTCATGTATAATACTGGAATAATGATGTATGATATTATTTATGGTATATATCCGGTCATTTTGGGCGGTGGCTGCGGCTGCGGCGGAGTCAGAGGAGGGTCCAATAGGGTTAGGGACTTCCGCGACAACCGGTGGTACTTGCATCGGATATTGGAATACCGGATTTATATTATTCATTATATAATCAATACAAAGATTTTTTTATACTATTTATATATTTTTACAAAAAAATGAATCTTGCCAAATACGAGAAAAAGGGATATGTTGGTTTGGCCAATTTGGGAAATACGTGTTTTTTGAATTCGTGTCTCCAAGTATTGAATCATACATATGAATTAAATCATTTTTTGGAAACGCGAAAATACGAAAAGATGATTGTGAATCACAGTGATATTCCAGACAAAGTCATTATTTGTGAATGGGACGAATTGCGTAAATTGATGTGGAGTAATAATGGTGTAGTTTCGCCCAACAAATTCGTCTATCATGTCCAACAGATTGCGGGTATAAAGAACCGCGATATTTTCACGGGATGGGCACAAAATGATTTGAGCGAATTTCTGTATTTCGTGGTGGATTGTATGCATAATAGCATCTGTAGGAAAACCAATATGCGCATCAATGGAAAAATACAGAATAAAACGGATAAACTGGCGGTGGAATGTTACAATATGTTGAAGGACATTTATACAAGAGAGTATTCAGAGATTATGGATTTGTTTTATGGTGTGCACGTAAGTGAAATTAAATCCGTCGATGAAAAAACGACATATTCGATAAAACCCGAACAATTTTTTATTTTAAATTTAGAAATAAATACCGCGACCAATCAAACACCACTTTCCACTTTGACCGAATGTCTGGATTATTTCATTCATCCCGAAATAATAGATGGAGACAATGCGTGGTTCAACGAATCCACTCAACAAAAGCAGGCCGCAGTCAAAAAGATGAGTTTTTGGAATTTCCCAAATGTATTGGTTATTATGTTGAAACGGTTTTCGGCCGATGGTCGACACAAATTAAATCAACTGTTGGACTTCCCTTTAGAAAATTTAGATTTGTCGAAATACGTGGTGGGGTATAATCCCAAAAGTTATGTGTATGACTTATTCGGGGTATGTAATCATATGGGGAGTATTATGGGAGGTCATTATACATCATATGTCAAAAATGTATCTGGTGAATGGATACATTTCAATGATACTCAAGTAGATATTATTAATGAACGACAAATTGTTTCTCCTATGGCATATACATTGTTTTATCGTAAAAAAAATAACTTGGTATAATATAATGAGTTCTTCTACGGATATATCGAAAAATAGTGTTAATACATCATCTATTGTAAAAGAAGATAATGTAAAGTTTAATTTCAACAAATCAATGGATACGGCTTTCAATAAATCCAATGTTATACTTTTGGTTTGGTTTTTGGTGATTTATTATGTTTTGAGTTATTTTGTCGGATTGTTTAGTAGTCCAGCTAATAGCGAAACTGCCGCTTCTGCTTCTTCGGGAAGTTCTAATGTAGGAAATATAATTAATGTCATCTTTTTTATTGGAATCTTTCTTTATGCACTTATAATGCTTGAAAAAATGTCTAAAATGAATGATAAAGAATTGGACGAAGCCACAAAAGCCGACTTGAAGGATGACCGGGCATATTTTGAAGATCCGTATTCGATCGTTGCACTTTTGATTTTCATGTTTTGTTTTTATTTGACCATTTATATTATTGGAATTCCAATGGGTGAAAAATCGAAACCCATTAGTATTTGGATTATTGAAAATTTAATGATTTTGATGCTTGTCATTTTAATCATTTGTGCTTTTTTTAAATATGTATTAAAGATCGATTTGGTAAAAATTGTGTTTGATTGGTTAGAGAAATTACCGACAGATAGTGGTAAAACCACCACCAAAGATGTATCTGGAACTGATTTATCCAAAAATGCGGTTGCGGCAGTTAAATCCTCCACCATTACCCCTATAGACGATTCTTGTCCGAATGCGAATAAAAAGATTCCCGGTGCAGAGGTGTTTAATATTTCGAACAATTTGTATACGTATGATGACGCCAAAGCGATTTGTAAAGCATATGGTGCAAGATTGGCAACATATGATGATGTCGAGGATTCTTATAAAAAAGGTGGTGAATGGTGTAATTATGGATGGTCGGCAAATCAAATGGCGTTCTTTCCTACACAAAAAGCGACATGGGAAGAATTGCAACAAACGGATAATCATAAAAATGATTGTGGTCGTCCGGGTGTAAATGGCGGATATTTTGCCAATCCGGATATTCGTTTTGGCGTCAATTGTTATGGAAAGAAACCGAAACCTTCTCAAAAAGAATTGTCTATGATGGAATATAACAAACAACATCATTTTATTAAATCTCCCAAAGAGAAGGCATTGGATGATAAAGTCAATTATTGGAAGGATAATGCGGCTTCATTATTAAATTTGAATTCGTTCAATGGACAAAAATGGTCTGGTCAAAAAATGTAATTTTGTGGATTGGGTGTTTGACAGGGACGTCGGCCGCAGGCCGGCGGAAAATTTTTTTTGGGGTGGGGTGGGGGTGAGGAGGAAGGACGGGAGAATGGGTCTGTAGGACTATCTATTTCGATTTGGTTTGTTTCTTTGTTTGTTTTTTGGGAATTTTTTCAAGAAGTTTCAGAGATTTGGATTTTGTGGATTTGGAGGAGGAAGGGGATTTCGTATTTTCGGTACTTTCCGTATTTTGAAAGAGATGGTCAAACAATTCATCGTCGACCGTTTGACGATTTTGAAATCTCTGATTTGCAAATACATTTTCTTTGTGTGAAATCATGACGAGTCCTATAGGAACCGATAAATGGCCTTTGTTTTTTAAGACGTTTGTTACGCCTTTGCCAGAACCACCCTGTATGATTCCCCCATTTGTGGATTGCAATGCGCTTAATTCGGTAATTGGCGCACCTCCCGATATTTGACCATCATTCTCTGAAAACACGTAATTATTTATAAGAGTTTGTTCAAAAAGTGACATATATGTATATAATACACATATATGATTTTATTTATATGTTCGACGTATATCTGGGGTGGTTTTTATTTCGCGATTTTCGCGTAAATATACCATGATACGTTCGACTTGACTTGGATCTTTTATCAGGGTTGTCAAACAGGATTTTATATAAGTAAAAGTCAGAGGTTGATAATCGCGTTTCTCTGAGAGATTCAATTCTCCATCCGAAATTCCAATCGATGTATTTTCCAAATGGTTTGTTTTGATGTATTGATGAATATCCTTTGTGAGTTGTGTGCGATATTCACGTAATTTGTGAACTTGTTCGTGGTTTCGTTTCAATTGATTATCTATCAAGACCCACTTTTGGACATTCTCTGAAAAACTCGGTTTTATTTTGTTGACAATTTCTTGTGACGGAGAGGTGGGTGATTGATGGTCGGTCATATATAATATTTATTGGAGAATAAGTATTATATTTGTTAACGAATATGTATTGTATGTTTGTGTATTGTATGTATTGTATGTATTGTATGTATTGTATGTATTGTATGTATTGTATGTATTGTATGTATTGTATGTCTTATGTATATGTGTATTTAACGTCTGCGGCGTCCACGAGTTCTGCGGCTACCACGTCTCTTTTTGTTGGTGAATCCGCGTCTCTTGCGGTTGTAATAACGGTCATT